CAAACCTTTTTAGCAGCAGTTTCAAGATATAAATCCACATATTGACTAAATGTGCGCACTGGAACCGGAGAAGAGTCACACTTGACGCGTACGCCCCTTCCAGTGAGTGCTGCGACATCATATACTCTGCGTCGGAATAATTCAATCATATGTGGGCTGAGGCCAGGAATGCCGAGGCGCGCGTAGTCGGGCTTGAACGTGATACGAGTATATGGTTTGTTTCTGCACTTGGTGATTTTAGGTTCGTCGATAACCTCTAGATTGTTATGAAACGCCTGTGTATACTTAAGACCGCGTTTGTGATCTACTGTTTCTACTGTTCCGTGTGTAGACCATATGAGAACGAGTTTGAATCCAAACCCGTTTTTTCCACCAACAATCTTTTCCTCTGTTTTGTTGTAATTCGTAGAAGTGCGCAGCCGACCGAATATAAGCTCAGGAATCCAGACCTCGTATTCAGGGTGCTTTGCAACGTCGATGCCGTTTCCATCGTTGTACATGGTAATGGTTCCATCCTCGGCAATGCTAATATCAATGTTTGTGACAGGTAGCGCATCGTCTTCCTTGTTTGCACATGCCTGCGCCATGCGGATGACATGGTCACGGCAATTGACAATGCCCTCGTCAAACAACTTGTAGAGCGCAGGAATGTATTCGACCGCGGTGGATTTGATTTTTCCTGATTCGGAATCTAGCAACCATACGTCAGAATCCACGTTCTCGACAGAACCCACATAGGTATCAGGGTTGTCTAAGATATGCTGTTTATCGGTCTTCTGTTGGTACTTCGACGCCAACTGGGTGTCAGTGTCAGATTGCTTAGATGCTTTGGTTGGGTTGGTTTGTTTGGCGCTCATACTGGAAATATAACCTAGAACAAGTAATAATGTATGTATCGTTGTATCTATATACATTCATTCAATTCTGGAGTCTCTGGAGTCTCTGGTGTCTGGTGTGATTGATTTATTGAGGTTTAGGCATACATTGGGTGTATTTTGAATCGTCATTACACATGTATAAGAATATAACATGTACGTAGAGTACTTCTTCTTTAGCATTAAATATTGATTAAACATGTTTTCATCTAGATACCTACAAATCATCAAAGACAGAACACAATGTAACGTGTATCGCGAGGCGGGTGCTACCCATTGCACACCTATCGGCGATTTCACTAAGGAAACCTTCCCAGGAAAAAAACAGACCAAGGTGGCACGTATGGTCGACCTTGCTCGTTACACGCGCGGAGGAAAAATACTATACGGATATGATCCAGATATAGATCCATACAGTGTTCCACCTGCACCCATTATAGACGGTCTTCGCAATGGAGCTGTACCGGTCGGTATGCGCAAAAACAAGTTTTGAACCAATATGCAATATTTAGTATTTAGGCGCGTTTAGTAGGGTGTCGTAAATATTTATTTCTTTCGTCATAGTATAATACCATGGTGAAGAAGCACATGAAATCCAGCGATGGCCATTACCATATTCACGGACGCAAATACGAAGAACTTGAGGGTTCTCGCGCCAAGGTCTGGCATCAGACCGCTTACAAGACCTCTGGAGGTCTTTTGAAGCACCACCTTATCATGAACAAGCACGGTAGAATTGTCTCCAAGAAGAAGCACGGAACCGCCAAGAAGGAGAAGCGTCTTGAGAAGGCTGGGTTTAAGACCCGCAAGGGTAAGTTCGGATTTGTCAAGTCCGAGACTAAGAAGGCCAAGAAGGGTAGCCGCAAGAGCAAGAAGGGCAGCCGCAAAAGCCGCAAGTAAGCAACATACCTACATGGATAATATTGGTCACATATTTAGGTATCTTATCTAACTAACACATTTCTATTTAGTGTATTTTTTGGTTAGATTGTCTTCATATGATATGCAAATGTGCTATATCATATGAAATATTTAGATGCGAATACGATACGGCAATTCAAATACTATTACTATTTACTTACATCCAATCATAAAAGAGGATACGGATAATACAGGTGTTGGGAATACTCGTTGCATATACGCATCCATTACCTCTTTTCTCTCTACATTGGATATATTACTCTTCATTTTGCGGAAGAACCATGCATTCACACTGGTAGGACTCAACGTCTCAGCGATAAGATTATTTACTATCATCAGGTCATGTTTGTCTTCTAGCAACACGTTGTACAACGTCTCACCAGTGTAAGCTACCTTATAAATAGTGTCGATAAACTTTTTCTTATCCACGAACTCGCGAGCTTGAACCATCTGGTTATTAAACATGATTTTATGATTTGATGAGATGATCGTGTCGCGACAAGGAACGTTTCTAGAAAACGCATCCTTCTTGATCATGACTACATAGTTTTCAATGCTGGTTGTTTCTGTTATACCTTCAATCTTGTTTGCACGAATCGTATGCTTCTTAGGATCAATCTTGTCGATTGCTACCTCGCCTTGATCCGTGAGGACGGGCGTACCCGCTGGGAAACAGATGGTTGAAGGTGCGGGTGCAGGAAGATTATAAGGACCCATAACTTGGCCATCCCCCACGGTGTCCCAGGTATCATCTATATCCTCTGATGTCTCATATCCTTCTAAATATATAGTCCACTGAGTAGGAATCGCGGCTTGATTCCAAATGCCGTGAGAAGCTGTCCATGTGTATCTTTGAGGTTTTGCGGATCCTGCTGGAAAATTAAACTTTATTGAACCTTGATAATTATCTGTTATCCAAAAACTCGATAAGTCTGAATCAATAATATTTTCTAGTAGATACTGAGATTGAGTGTAGTGATTAAAGTTCACATGAGGGGCTACCCCACTAATAGGATTAGTAGGTTCAGTTACAGATTCAACAGTTAATTTATTACCATCAGAATCATAAAATGACCAATCACTCGTATAAAAATACGCCCAGGAGGCGGACGATTGTCCTGTAAAAAAAACTTCAACTGCGGTCATATATAAACACTATATCATAGCACAATATTAAAAATAATACACAATAAAAAACTATATTAGTTAGGTTACATAATAAATACTACTAAATACTACTACTCTATTTAGACAACATGTTGTGCCATATACAACATGTTATCAACGATGACCTCATTTATACCTTATCGCATACGGGGAGATAGGTATTGGGTACATATTTGTGCCGACGAGAATCCCATGTCATTTTGCAACGAATGGATTGCCGGCAGACGTCGTCTTCATACATGCGCGGCGAGTTGACAATATAACACACCGTATCGGTGAGCAAATTCGCCATGGGCTCTAGCGTGGTGTCTACCGAAAGGGCTGCGATGCGTTCCATGAATGCTACGGCAAACATAATTCTTTAGCGATAAATGACTATACGTCTGTTCTTTGTGTATGCATAGTGGTGTACACAAAGAACTCATTCAATTCTTTTCTTGATTTTCTACTTTTATATTTGTACATCTACTTGCGCTTGTGTCTGCGGGTCTTGCGCGTTTTCTTAGCCTTTTTGGCCTTGCGGCCACGGGTAGTCTTGCGTGTCTTGCGCGACATTCTACCGACCTTGCCTCGTTTTCCCTTGCGGGTCTTTTTGGCGACGCGTTTAGGGCGTCTCTTTTTGGTGCGTGCGCCACCGAAGCCTGGATTATCATCTTCCCGTGGAGCTTCCCGTGGAGCGGTTTCTACTGATCTCTTTGTAACTCTTGTTCTTACTGGTGGTTGCTGTCCTTCTGGCAGAGGTTTCATTCTGACTCGTCTCTTTTCCTGTTGATCCGACTTGTCATCACCCCCTGGATTTCTACCCACAGGTAACATAAGATTAGCAACACTACTAATAAAACCTGGACCCGCTGACCCCGGTTCAAGAGTAACAGGTGAGCGCGCAGTTGCCTTTTCTTGTGACGGATGGTCAGGTGCTTTTTCTTTTGCACTTTCGACCTGGTCGAACACCTTTTTGATATCCTGAAATATGGTTTCTGCTCTAGCGCGTAATTCAGCATACACCCCCTGTTGTGCGGAAGCCTCCGTCGATGCTCCCGTGGCTGCAGTATAATCTCTTGCTGCATCCGCAAATGCCTGCGCATATCCCCATTCAACTCCAGGATACATATCCCGCACCTGTGCCATGTTACCACGTACATAGTGAATTACATCGTTTATCTCCGTTACACCCTCTTGAATCCTAGTCCTTATCTCAGTAATGCGTGCAAGATAACCAACGGTACTGTCGCCAGTGTTCATTGGACCATCTTTATAAAATGTCCATTGTTGTTCTAGACTATTGAGGTCGTCTGTCACAGTAGCTACAAAATCAGTTCTTAGATTTCTCTCTAGTTCTTGTATGTTTGCAGGCATACCATAATACTTCGCCCCGTTCACCCCATCATCGGGATCTTTTGAAAGTCCTAGATATAGCATGAACTTTAACCATTTATCGGTCGCCGCTTGATCTGCAGGGTCAGGTCTCATCATGTCTGCAGCATAATCGCGTGCTGTGGATAATGCATCTACATCCACCTCATTTGTATTTGCTCTTGGAAGGATCGGGATACCGTTTCCATTAAAGGTTTCGACCACACTTCGAGTTTCTATGTTCATATCAGTTACTGCACTTCGAGACCATACACTAAAGTAGAATAGTTCGGCCGCTCTCTGTTGAGCGCTAACTAGTTCGACATATATAGGGTCATTTATTCCCATATTTAAAATTTCTTCTAACGCCTGTGGATATGGCGTGTCTGGTTCCCCTCCTACGGTAGTATCGCGTATGTATTTAAGAACGACAGACTTAACGATCGCTTCATTTGCAAGTATTGTTTGCTCAATTGTTTGGTGTCCGAGTTTGCTGCTTATAAAATCTATAGCGCTCGCTTTACTTTTCCACGTGGCGTCAAATAGAGCGCTTTTTCTTTGAATTCCCCAATTTCTTAGGGAGTCAATTAGCTCACCAGTACGATGTTTTATAGCAGCAACACTAATATCACCATTTTCTGCTATCATATTGACATATGGGACTACATTGGCTACGGCATCAGATTGGGCCATATGTTGCATTTGGGTAATTACCTGGCTTATAACCGGATTTTGTTGTAATAGTGGAGTCAGAGCAAGCGCATCACTTCCCACCTTAATCAAGCGTGCACGTTTTCTTGTTGGATCGTTGTGCCTTTGTTTGATAACCTCCATTCTTCTTTGTAACGAGTTTATTGCTTGGGGAGTAGCATCATCTCTAATAGGAACTATCTCGTCGCCAATAATAACATGGTTACCGCCTCCAGCAGCAGAAACACTCCTAATACTAGCCATATTTTATAGTATACCTAAATATATAAAAATGAAGTAATACGTATATTATTTCATTTAGCATGTGTGTTAGTCTGTTGTATGTTTATGCTGTCTCTCCGCCACCGCGTTTTGACATTAGATACATGAGTGCGACGATGACCAATATGACTAGGAAAATAGTCATGTATGGTGGCATGGAGGAGGAGTCGTCCTTTTTCTTGGAGTCTGCAGACGCGCACGCGTTGTCGTCGTTTGTGATGCCGTCCCATGAGAGGTTACATGTATCTCTAAACAATTTTCCCGCTTCGCATCTCATAGCTGGTTTTGCGTAATACGTGAGATTTACCCCATCGCTTCCTTGTTTGCTTACATCACATCTTCCTAAATTGTGCGGGTTTGTGCAGTGTTTCCCAGTTCCTGTTGCGTCTTCCCAATAGTCAGGACATACTGCGATGGTGGGTGGCCACGTTTTATCCGATAATCTTGAGTTTGCTAAAAGATACCCAATAATGGATAGCATGATGATGAGAATGACGCATGCAACGCCAACAACTTTAGTTTGAAAAGGGTCTAAACCAAGCATAGCAATGATGTATATATATAGTGGTGATATTTTAGTACGTGTGTGCAAAAATAAAGTATCACGATAGGATATATTAGAATGACAAGTCGAACAGAGAGAGAACCTAGTTATAATGGTCGTGTAAATGTAATGGAACCAGATACCGATACATCAAAGTTGTTTAAAATGTACGATAAGATGCCTGTTTCTGATCCCGCCTCGTTTAGGAATGCGACGCAGGGTATATGGAATCCTACCGCACTGTCAGATGCATTTTTTTCTAGCGAGAATATGCGCATACTCCAAAATGGTATTAAATCTGGTGTATATAAGAAATCTAATAGTCAGTATCGCATCTGTGATCAAAACTCTGATACGCTTAAGATCATTATGCGCAGCATTTTTCTTGAGAATGCTGAAAATTCAAAAGATAGTGTTACCCAACAAATAGTAGTTCTAAACAATCGCGTTCTTGAATATGCTGTTCCGCAGGTGTATGGCGCTACGGTGTCGTATAACAAGTATCTGCGTGATGCGAGTACATTGGTTCAGCCCATGTCGCATCCAATATTATCATCTTATCCCAAGCAACTTCCTCGCACCCAGTTTGGGTTTAGTAAAGAAGAACCTACAAAATAACAATGTGATAGAATCGCAACACAACACAACATAAACCTAATCGTTTATGTATCTATATTATGGATATTCCCAATCTAGATACATTACTTAATCGAGATGAAACTGCTAATAATATTCGCAGTTTTTTGCTTAATTTTGAGAATACCAAGCATGATCTGACTCAGAAGCGTGGTATATATTTATGCGGTGATCCCGGATCTGGTAAGACCCATTTTATCAAAACCCTTCTGAAAAGTATAGAATATGATGCCGTCTTGTTTGATGCTGGTGACATACGCAATAAGGGTGTGATAGAATCATTGACCCGTCCTAACATGTCGGATATGAATATCATGAGTACTCTGTCTAAAAAGAAGAAGCCTATCGCTATTATCATGGACGAGATTGATGGAATGAATAGTGGCGACAAGGGTGGGATTAATGCTCTCATTAAGTTGATCCGCCCTAAAAAGACGAAAAAGCAGCGGAATGAGGAGGTAGCTAATTCGCCGATTATTTGTATAAGCAACTATCACACTGACAAGAAAATTAAGGAACTTATGAATGTATGTGTTGTGTTTGAACTTCCTCGAATCGACTCAACGCAGATGTATGAAGTTCTTCAAAATGTGATGCCAAGCATAAGCTCACAATGCAAGACGTACATATCCGCCAATATTCAGGGCGACTTGCGCCGCATTGCTACATTACATTCCATCTATGTAAGATGTCCAACTCGTGTAACTATGGGATTATTAAAAACAGTAATGTTTCCCAAGTGTTGTAACGACGATACTAAGCAAATAACTACTAATTTATTTTCATCTTCTCACACAATCGATGAACACAATATCATAATGAACGATACAGACCGTACGATCGTTGGTCTGTTATGGCATGAGAACGTGATCGACATTTTACAAAGTATGGATAATAGGTCTGATGCGATTGTTATGTATCTAAAGTTCCTTAATAACATGTGTTTTTCAGATTACATCGATCGAATAACTTTCCAAAAGCAGATATGGCAGTTTAACGAGTTGAGTTCTCTTATGAAAACATTCTATAATAGTCATATTTTGCACAATAGTGTTGGATATGTTTCAGAGAATAATGCCTTGACTACAATGCGGTTCACGAAAGTATTGACAAAATATTCAACTGAGTACAACAATTCAACGTTTATTCATAACATGTGTCAGCAGGTTGGTATGGATAAGAAGGACATGTTTCTTTTTTTCAGGTCACTCAGTCGAGATGAACACGACGAATATCGAGTTACCCTTTCGGATAATTATGACATTACGAAACTGGATATCAACCGCATCGATAGATATTTAGACAAACATATCGCTGATATAGCACCGCATCCGACTATAGTATCTGATATCGGTGGCGAAGACCTACTTACGTAATGCTTGTATTTTGTGCTATTGGTTAATATGAAGACGGCGTATATCATATCATTTGTTCAGCGTGTCTGTATAGCCAAATAATAATATTCGAGTACAGTACGTACGAGTATTTATGGCAAGTTCAAGCATAACAGCATCTCGAGTAAAAAAAGCACGAGATGAAAAATCAGTTCCAATGAAAGAAAAACTTGTTACTCTTGTCAAAAATATAGTAAAGAGTGGTTTAAAGCTTACGGTTCATGTTATTCTTGGCATTATATGTATTCAGCAGGCTCGCCTGTCACAATCTGGTCTTTTACCCACCTGTGTTTCTACTGCACCATATACAGATAAAGATATTGAGATGGATCAGATTCATATGGACTTTCTGACAACATCTGACAAGGGCGTAGAAAAATCAATCAAGGCAACATTTCCCATAAAAGGGAACTTGGCATTGTTTCAAGACTCTACTTTGTTAAAGACAATCCGTACCTGGACCATAAGTGCGCAATCGAATAATCTTACCTATTATTTCGGTTCATGTATGCAGGCTGCCGCAATTAGTTATTATTCAATGCATAGTAATCTGTATGGGTTTGTAAATTCCTGGCTACCCCAATGGTTTATCATGTATATGTCGTTCACTATCATTCCATTGATCTTTCAGATTTCTGGTTTTTGGGCATTCCTGGTCTTTGTATTTAGTTCTCTTGCGAATTGGGGAATGCTTCTGGAATTAGGAACAGTGACAAAAGAAAACCCAACGAGAAAATCCTGGCGCCCTGATGGTGGTATATGGACCTGGCCTTCGTCTCCATTTACGATATTAGTCCTCCTTATTGTCATTTGTGCTCTTCCTCTAACAGCTGGTGCAGGAGTTGGTCTAGCAATCCTTCTAGGACTAAGTACGCTTCTTACACGTACCCAATTGGTATACTCCAAAAAGGGTGAAATAGATGAGGCCTTATCTTCTGTGTTAGAAGCGAGTAATGATATCCCGCCAGTAGCTGCAGAGCCTGCTGATCCGGCTAGTCCAAGTCAACCTATGAGTGGTGGAGGCTCTTCTGAAAAGGATCCCGACAATAAACCAAGCCCTGAAGAGTTGGCTGCTGCAAAAGAGGCGAACTGTAAGATTTTTAATAAAACAAACTCACCAAAGAAGGAGATTTTTTCCATAACCAAACAGATAAGTTTGACGTTTAAAGTATATCGACATATCATCATGATTATCATGACAATTTATATGCTCATGGATATTTACTCTGTAATGGGAACAAGTTATCTATTGTCTGGTATTTTTGCAGTGTTATGCATGTATTACTTTACTGATGTGTATAAAAAATACAAAATCTCTGCATGCGATAATTTTACTGAAGGGTTAATCGGGTATACAAATAGTTTTCGTAAATGCGATCTTGAACCAGGAGAGCCTCACATAGACGAAGAGGTTGAACGTTCAGGGTTTCACATTCCAACACCAGACCTCGCTAAAATAGCGGGCGCTGCAACTGGTGCTGGTGCATTAACGTCGTTAACGTCGTCGGTGGGACCACTATTGGGCGAAAGCTTACCGTCCGTTCCAGATCTGAAAGATGATGCGGTTGGCTTATTATCCACTTCTAGTAGTTCTGATGCTCCTACCCCCAGCAGCACTGATAGTACATCTGAACCAAAAACGTTATCGTAAATGGCAGTTAGGATGAAATAGTCTGTATGCTATATGCTATATGATAATATGGATATTACATCGCGTAAGTTCTCGCTATCATTGATGATAATTGGTTCTATTTCGCGTAAATAAAATAGACGTTTGTTTATTCTAAGATTGTTGTATTCTGTAATTTGTTTCATAGTAGTCGGGGCATTATCTGGTATGATTTCAATAGAGTTATACTCATACATTTGTGCATACATTTGTTCTATATTCAGTACGTGTTCATTTATGAGTTCGTTGTAGTGTAATGTGTCATATAATTGTTCGGCATCTTCACTTTCACTTTCACTGTCGCTACCAGATTGCTGATGTTCTACCTGTGTTTGTCTTATTTCTGCATAATACCGTGTGTCAATATCGATAATCATATCCGTGGTAAACTCTGGAATGAATGTTTCATCTATGTTATTTTCAATATCATTCTTCATATTCATTATCGTGAAAATATATATTGGTCATTTTTGGAGTGTATTAATATAGAGATACATGTTGTACGTATATTGGGGATGATCCCCATATTATCCCGATTTAGCTCAGTTGGTAGAGCATTTGACTGTAGTTGTGCTAAAAGAAATCGAAATGTCACCTGTTCGAATCAGGTAATCGGGAAAAGCTTTTTACGTAATTATGTTACGTAAAAAGAACACATATATGTCTGTATAGTTTTGGATTGAATATTATTGTTCATTCAAAACACGTAATTTCCAGTTTGTTTCTATATATATTTTCCTTTTTTCTTTTTCCAATTTATCATTCCAAATATTCCATGTACATGTATCTAGATGTTTTAATTTCTCATCACGTTCTCTCATGATATACCTCCCATATTTTACATTTGAGTTTACTGGTTTTGGTGATAATAATCTTTCACTAGTTGGTCCATAAATTGGGATTTCTTCACCAGAATATGTCTTAACTGTAAATAATATTATAGACTCCATACTTTACATTGAGTTGAGTTTATGTATACAGCATTAACATTATATACACATTCGGGAAAACTTTTTACGTAATTATGTTACGTAAAAAGAAACATATATGAATGATTATACTGCATTCATGAGTCGTTTAACGATGAATAGAATAGCGCACATGACAACGCTATTGAACATGATCCCGTATAGGTTCATATTTCCGTCTGTGTTGAATAGTCCTGGAATGAACCGTGTCTCGTACTTTTTTGTAGCGGGCATTTGAGATATAAAGTACAACATGGCCGCAAGGACAGGTGTCTGAAACTCATCGTACATGTCTTCTACTGTTTTTGTGGCAGTTTCCGATTTTTCGTGATCGCGTAGAATGCTTTCGTTGGATATATAATCGTTGATATAATCTGTATTATTGGAAGGGGGTATGTAATTCGGTTTGACTGTTTCATCGACTGCAACCCCTGCCTCTGACATAGGAATATCTCTAGTAGGGAGGGAAGTGTTTCCACTGTTTGACATCTTCTGTATTCCTGATACAAGTTCCGCGATAGTAGATTGCGATAATTCAACGGGTTGTTGCCCTCCGCCCATTTGTGTGTTGACACTCGCTTGCATATTGCTAATAACATTGTTCTGTTCAACTGCGCTGAGTTGAACATTGCCTCCAATGGAGCCTCCGCCGGCGGGGTCAGTCGGTAGCGATGCGATGTTCGACATAATCTACTTTATAAAGACATAGTTTGTATTCCTACATTACGCGCGATACGTATAATTTAATTTTAATAAGTGACTGAGTTGGCGGTATTCGAACATTGTCGTGTGTTGGGTGCAAACCTGAAGCATTTGTCTCCATGTTTGAAGGTTTTATCATCGACTTCAGACATGTCGGGCGCCTTAAACTTAACACAGTTCCGGTTCTCACATGAGATGCGAAACAGAGTTGCAAGACCGAATCCTAAAATAGCTGACATGATGTGTCGTCCTGTCTCAGATTGTACAAACTTTGATAAATGCATGATATAGTACGTTAATATTATGTATTTTGCTAGATTGCTTGGTTATTTCTGAATAGGTATTTTACTTATTTCTCCGTCATCTGTAGGACAGTCTACTTCTGTCGAGTTAAAGGTGAAACAATTATCTGCATTGTCTTTGTATTGTATGCGATTTGCGTTATCGGGTGTGGGATATACATAAACTACGTGTTCCTCTGGCCCCCAGATGTATACGATAAATAGACCAATTGCTAAACTGGCGATGAATGTAGTTATAGAAAGATACTTAGAAATCATCAGGAGGTTTTCTTGTACAGTGTACATGTTATAATATCTGTAGTTATGTGCAAGAATAAATTAGCCCAAAGGTCATTCTTCTCTAAAAGCATCGGATGCTTCTATGCCAAGTTTCTTTTCATATTCTCGTATTTTGAGAAGTAATTTTTTATTTTGAACCATCGTCCGTACTGCCTTCCCACGCTCCTCTTGCACACGTGCATTTGCATCATCTACTATTTTATTCATGTTCGAAAATATGGATTCTTCTTGTTTTTTTTTCTTATGTTCTTCCTTCCTCTTT